AAGCTCCGACTATCGCTGGTCCAAGGAAGAGATCGAGCGGTACGTCGCGGGGTTCCGGAACTACGACTACAGGGCGAGCACGACCGCGAAGATTCTCGCGAACAGCAGCAAAGTTCCCACTGAGCAGGAGCGCATGTTGGAGGTGCTCAAGCACTGGCGCGAGCCCCGGCTCCCCACGGGCTGCCCGTACTGATGGGAACCTCATGAAGTCAGAAACCGCAGAGCAGATCCTCACTGTCGTATTGGAAACCCAAACTTGGGTTCACTCGGGAGATGAAGGAGATCATGTCGTCAGGTACCCTGATCTCTGGGCTGTTGCCCGCCATGCACTGAAGGTCGGGGTGGGTGAGCCCACGTTGAAGTCTTTCTTCGCGAACTTGGGGGAGGAGGACACAGACGAGCTTCTTCGAGTACCTGACGATGATCTCACCGAGAGGGTGGTGGTCGCGATTGATGAGATCAATGAGATCTTGCAAGTCGCCAAGGACGAAGTGGGGGATGAAATACTCCTCGATCTTCTCCTTGAGGCAGACGCTCTCTCCCAAGCAGAGAGGCTTCGTAGGGAGGCTGATGGAGCCTACGATTTCGATGACGCCCTGTTGATCCCAGCCCTTATCCAGACCCTCCTTGGGATTGGGCTCGATAGAGGGAAGATCACGGAGCGGCTTTACAAGATCTACGGCAACGAGTCCTGGGTCAGGAACCAGTTCCTGACGGACAGCCTGACCGAAGAGACTCTTCTGGGGGAGCCTTGGGTCTGGGATACACTCCTCGACTTGAGGGGCAAGATCGATGAAGTCATCCTCGCTTGATCTGCCTATCGTCCTGGCCCTGTATGACTTCCCTCAAGCTCGTTCTCCTTCTCGCTCTCTCCATCGCAGTCCTCGGTTGTGGCTCCACCCCTGCCCCCACGCCCGTGGACGCAGCCGTGGTGGCGGACGCGGGTGATGTCTCCGACGCAGCCGATGTTGGCGTTGCCGACGATGCAGCCGCCGCTGACGACGCCGGGCTTGTCGAAGACGCAGCCGTCTCCGACGACGCAGGATCCGTCGAGGACGCTGGGGCGACCGACGCGGGTTGACCTGCGGGAATCGTGAAACGGTCGGCTCCCCACCCGTTTCTAGGGTGTGAAGAGCCTCATCATCCTCGTCGGTGCCTCAGGTTCCGGGAAGTCCTCCTGGAGCCGAGGCCGTCTTGCCTCAGGGCAGGCTGTGGTCTGCTCTGCGGACGACGGGCTCATCGACTCGGACGGCGTGTACAGGTTCGCCCCCGAGAAGCTCGGTGCGGCGCACGCGGCTTGCCAGGCGAAGGCACGCGCCGCGATGGGCAGAGGCGTACCTCTCGTCGTCATCGACAACACGAACACGAGCATCTCGGAGATTGGGGTGTACCTCAATCTGGGGGATCAGTTCGAGTACTTCCCTGAGGTTCTCGTGTTCGATTCGGAACACGACTCGGAGGTTCTCGCTGCCAGGAACAGGCACGGCGTCCCTGCCCATGTGATTCTGAACCAGCTTGCCAGGATCGAGGGAACTCTGGCCAACTGGCCGGAATCGTTCCCGATGTTCAAACGAATCGTGTAAAAGGGGCTGCCTCGCCCGTTTGTAGGGTGGAGGAACCAGTCCATGCGCTACAGATACATGATCGTCTCGGCCCTGCTCCTGTGGGCCACCCCCCTGCAAGCACAGGCACAGACCCCTGAGGACGAGGCTCGTGCGCTCTTCGCCACCGGCAGCACGGCGTTCGAGGAGGCTCGGTGGCTCGACTGCGCCCACCTCTTCGAGCGGAGCTTCACGATCGCGTTCCGTCCTGCGCTCCTCTACAACGTCGGCCTCTGCTACCAGCGGGCCACGGGCGCGCTCTCGGACGCCGACGCCACCCCGCTCCTGGAGCGAGCCGTCGCCGCCTACCGGCGCTACCTGCGGGAGCTTCCTGACGCGACCAACGCAGAGCGGGTCCAGATGTCCATCTCCGACATCCAGTCCCGCCTCGACAGCATGACCCCCACCATCGTCACCGAAACCCCGACCCCCGAGGTCGAGGTCGAGCCCGAGGCCGCTCCCGTGACCGTGGCTCGCAACGAGTTCCCGTTCACGATCGTCACCGGGGCGCTGGCCCTCGTCTCGACGGCGCTCGCGATCGGCCTCGGACTCCACGCGCAATCGATCTACTCGGGCTTGTCCTCGACGTGCGGTCAGACCCCTGAAGGCTGCGCCGAAGCCCGGATCTCGGAGGTCGGCTCGTTCTCCTTGGGCGCGAACCTCATGTGGGTGTTGTCCGGACTTGCCCTTGTAGGAACTTCAATCAGCTTGGCGGTCGAGTTCACGGCCACGGACACGCGGCCCTCCCTGGTCGCCCTCACGGTGGGAAGGAGTTTCTGAGCTAGTTGGGTGATAGTTTGCGGAAGAGATTGAAGGTGTGTGATGAAGACCAAGTACCCCCGGACGTTTCACGTCCCGTGGTCGCAGGGGGCGACCGACGACGACAAGACCCACACGTTCTCTGACATCGAGAAGATGTTCGGCGGCAAGCAAGTCATCGTCACCGAGAAGATGGACGGGGAAAACACCACGATCTACTCGACGGGGGAGTGCCACGCGCGGAGTTTGGACTCGGCGGGCCATGCCTCACGGGACTACGTTCGCGGCAAGGCCCGCGAGGTAGGCTGCGCTGGATTCCCTGAGGGCTGGCGGCTCATGGGGGAGAACCTCTACGCCAAGCACTCAATCTCCTACGACTTGCTCCCCGACTACTTCGTGGTCTTCGGAGTCGCAGACGCCTCGAACATGGCTCGGCCTTGGTCTGAGGTCGAAGAGTGGGCAGACCTTCTGGGCCTGCCCTCTGCGCCGGTTCTTTGGAGGGGCACCTGGGACACGAAGAAGGTCATGTCCCTCTACCCGTTCAAGTCTCTCCTGAGTTCCACTGGGACGAGCGAAGGCTACGTCGTGCGGGTCGCTGGAAGCTTCCCGATGAGCAACTTCGACAAGTACGTCGCGAAGTTCGTGCGGGCCAAGCACGTCCAGACAGACACGCACTGGATGCAGCAGGAAGTCACACCAAACAAGCGCGTCACTGCGTCGGCTCAGCGGGTTGCTGACCGGGCTCTCAGGTCTCGTTAGGTTGGACATATTCGCGGGTGGGTATGCCGCCCCGTCATCGACGCCCACGCCCATTCCCACGTCCAGGACCGCCCCCTCCTGCACCGCCGCCGCCGCCGCCCTCAGTACTGAGGGTTCGCGAGTCGGAATTCATGGCAGTGGGAGGCTCACCCGAAAGTGCCCGGACCCAGATTGGGGCGTTGGGTGGTTCTTCTGGACTCGGCTCTCCTGAGGGAGTGGTCGTCGGGTCGCCTGGAGACCTCTATGTGGACCTCAACGGCGGTGTTGGCTTGACCTTCTGGGTCAAGGAAACAGGTGTCGGCACGAACACCGGGTGGGCCGCGAAGTAGCACCTCTCAATCTTTGAGAGCTAGGTCAGTTTTTCGGTCCGGTGCGTAAAGATCCCAACAGAGGATCAATGCCGCCCACCACCGAAAACACAAAGTTCTCCCTCCGCAACTTCTCCGGCAAGCCCACCAAGCACTTCCGCGTCGAGCGGGATGACCTGACTGGTCAGGCTCCTGTCGCCAAGAAGACGCCCTCCCACCACATCTTCGTGATCGACCGCAGCGGGTCGATGTACGGGGACATGGAGGCGGTCAAGTCGATGACCGAGAAGCTCCTCACCCTCGGGGAGTTCGATGACCCGACCCTTCGGGTGTCTCTCATCACCTACTCGTCGCAGGGCGACGTGAAGCTCCACTTCCAGCATGTGACGGTCGCGGACGTGATGAAGGCGTCGAGTCCTCACCTGAAGGAGATCCGCTCGATCCGTGCGACGGCCATGACCTGCATCTCGCAGGGGCTCGTGCTGGCTGAGACGGTGATCGATGACAAGGAGACGACCTGCATCACGCTCCACACCGATGGGTTCGCGAACGACGCTTCCCCGTCGGCAGAGGCACGCACGATCGCAGCGACCGTCGAGAAGCTCAAGAAGCATCCCAATCTCTTCGTCAACACCATCGCCTACCGCGACTACTGCGACTTCAATCTTCTCTCCTCGATCTCGAACGGGCTTTCTGGCGCGTGCATCCAGGCGAGGGACATCAAGCAGGTCTACGAGGCGCTCTACAACGCCACGGCTCTGCTCGCTGGTTCGATGGCACCGGCCATCGAAGCCTCCAAGGGGAAGGCTGACTACATCGCGTTCATCTCGAAGTCCGCACGCAAGGTGCTGGGCTCGGAGGACAACCTCGTGGTCCGTGGCCTCAGTTCGACCGACGATCGCTCGGTCTACCGCTACTTCGAGGTCACGGAGGCTGAGTACGCGAAGCTCGCGTGCCCGGAGACGCTCGGCACGCCTTCGGCGGGAGCCATCTCTACCTACTGCCGGGCGCAGATCAGCGAGGGCCACCACAACACGGCCAAGTACGCACTCGTCGCCATGAAGAACGAGACGCTCCTGAACACCCACTACCGGGCGCTCGTCTCGTCGGATGTCGCGGCCTTCGCAGGGGCTGTCGAAGAGACCCTGTTCTCGGAGTCCGAGTACCCACTGGCTGCGGACTTCGGCCTCGCGGCGAAGGGACCGTCGGTCCTGAAGGTGCTCTCGGTCCTCGACCAGCACGCGAAGTCCCTGAGCGTCAACCTCAAGGTGCTCGTGTCTGGCTACAAGCGTCGTGGCCTCAAGCGTGTTCCTGGTGTCCGTCTCGAAGACGGCACGCTCCAGCCTCCGACCGTCGAATCCCGCTACCGCACGGCCAACGAGGAGTGGGTCGCCGTCAATGGGTTCGAGTTGAACCGCAACACGGCGACCGTGAACATGCTCGTCTCGCAGCCGATCGACCTCTACCCGCACAACGGGAACGTCCGGGTCGCCTCGGTTGCTGGAATCGACCTCACGCCACTCAAGGCGTTCAACAACTACACGCTCGTGAGCGACGGTTCGTTGAACGTGAACCAGATCATGCTCAAGACCTCGGACAAGCGGTGCTTCCGCGAACTGAAGGATCTGGGAGTGGTCACTGGCGAGTACGCTCCTGGGGGTGCTTTCGCGATCGACTTCTCGAACCTGCCGCTCGTGGACTTCGAGTCGAGCTTCGACTCGGTGGCTCCGGACGAGGTTCGAGATCTTGCGCGGCTCACGGTCCTCTCGAAGATCCTCTCGGGCATGTCCAAGGGGGAATCGACGGCGATGACTGCGGAGCAGGTCGCGGAACTCAAGAAGCACTACCTGTCCTCGGCCCTCTACTTCTCGCCTCCGACGACGAACGAGCAGGCTGACCTCAAGGACGCCATCGCTCTCGGCAAGATCGACACACGGCTCTCGTACAAGATCGACGTGGGCATTCCGGCCATGACTTCGGTGACGAAGCTCAAGTCGGGCAACGAGGGTCTTCAGCGTCGATTCACGTCGGCTTTCCACGGGAAGCCGGTCGAGAAGTCGAACCTCTCGGAGATCCTTCTTCCCGGCACGACCTGGGACGTGAAGAAGCTCACCGCACGCACGCAACTGGACGAGACAGACACCATCTCGTACCCAATCTACGAGGGCATCCTCGGGACTGGTGCCACCACCGAAGTCGAGCGCGTCCTCAAGCTCGCCGGACACGAAGACCCCAAGGGCTTCCTCAAGAGCCTCAAGGGCAGCGACCATGAGGCTGTGGTCGCCTCGGTCGCGGATGCACTCCGGCTCGTGGATGGGATGATCGAGTCCTTCTACGATCGGATCCGCCCCCTCGCCTTCTACATCGGCGCGACCGGGCTGGTCCCGGACTCGCTCAATGCGAAGGCGTTCACTTCGGATGCGTTCGCCACGCAGTACACGGATGCCAAGCTCTCGAAGGCCGAGAAGGAGGACGGTACGTTCTTCGTCCTGCCGAACGGACTCGTGGTCACGGTGTTCGTGAAGGCTGAGCACTTCACCGTCTCGTGATCGTGAAATGTCTCGGTCCTCAATCGTTTCCAAGATGAGGACCGAGACATGACTCTGCGAGAGAAGCCTGGAGCCTGACCGTGGGCTACGGCAGGCTCAATCAAGCACAGCGCCTGGCAGTCGCCCCGCACCTCGTCGGGAAGACCATCCATGACCTCGGGGCGGGGGACTTGGAGTTGGCGCAGGAGTGCCTGTCCCTCGGGGCGTGGCATGTCGTCGCAATCGACAAGGAGATGTCCCGGCGCAAGCAGAAGGGGATCACCAAGCTCCACCTGAACTTCTCAGAGTTCAAGGATCCAGCACCTACGGTGGTTCTCTCGTGGCCTGTGAACTGGGTAGTCGAGGGGCTCCTGCGGATCGTCAGGGAGGCTGAGACGGTCGTCTACATCGGGACCAACACCAACGGCATGGCGTGCGGCACCAAGATCCTGTGGAAGCACCTCGCCACCAGAGAGGTGCTCGCCCATGTTCCCGTCCACGGGAACACGATGATCGTCTACGGCGCTCTCCTCCAGAAGTCCCGCAAGGTTCTGCCAGAGGAGTTCGCGGCCCTGAACACGGACGAGATCTACTCGTTCGAGAGCCTGTACGGACCCAATCCGGTTGTCAGGCTCTAGCTGCCCCTGAGCATGACGTGGGAGTACGCGGCCTCAATCGTTCGAGTCCTCGACGGCGACACCGCCGTTTTCAGGCTGGTCAAGACCTTCACCCAGGAGGTTGACTTTGGCTTCTTCATCCACGACTCCGTGGCTCTCTCCAAGAGCACAGAGTTGAGCTTCAGGTTTTTCGGGATCAATTGCCCGGAGATCCATAGCTCGGACGCGGCTCTCAAGGCCCGTGGATTGAAGGCGAAGGCAGAGGTCGAGCGCCTGTGCTCCCTCGGCCCCTTGCGGCTCGTGAGCTACAAGCCGGACAAGTACGGACGCTGGCTCGCTGATGTCTATGTGACGCCCTCAGGCAAGAAGGAAATCCATATCAACCAGGCTCTCCTGGACGGTGGTTTTGCCCTCCCGTACAACGGCGACGGTGTGAAGCCGGTCTGAGATGCCTGATCTCTCTTGGATGGGGATTGGGTGGATTCTGCTCATCCTCCTCAGCTTGATTGCGATGATCATTCACGACGACTACTGGAAGAAGTAGGGCTCTCCGGTAGAGTCAGACGCCTGTACCCCGAACCATCGGTACAGCAGAGGAAGAACATGACCGACGAGAACACCACCGAAGCCCCAGCCTCCGAGATGGCCAAGAAGCTCGCCCCCGAAGAGGTGGTGGCTCTGACCCAGATGCACCGTCAGGCGCAGGAGACTGTCCAGCAGATTGGGCAGAGCGAGGTCCGCAAGGCTCGGCTTCTGGCGAGCCTCTCGGAGGTCGAGGAGCGCGCCCAGGGCATCATGAACGCAGCGGCTGCACGGCTCGGTATCGAGCCTGGGACGCCGTGGCAGATGGCTCCTGACGGGACGGTCGTGATCCTGCCCCGTCAGCCGCAGGCTGCTCAGACGCACTAGGCACGCTATCTTTCCCGAGAGGGAAGCCGATGGTGTGGACCCCGACGACGTACCCACTGCCCCCCATGAACGTCATGGTGGTCAGTCCCTTCGAGAAGGGGATGCTGGACATCCGGTGGGATGACCCCTCCCTTCTCGGTGGGAACTCTGCGTACAACGTCCTCGGGGTCAACGTGTACCGGTCGGATGCGTCCGACCGGGGACCGTTCCGCAGGATGAACTCGTTTCCGGTCGGTGGGACGTTCTTCAGGGACTTCACCGATGTGGCCCTCGTCGCTGATGAGGTCATCCCGTGGGAGACGGGCTGGCAATCTCGCGGTGACGCTCCGAACGTCCGACGGTGGACGCTCAGGACTCGCTACCCGATGTACAAGCCCCGGACCCAGGGGATTGCGGCGAACTCCCTTGAGGATGTGATCGTCACGATCAACGGTATCCCGGCTCGGATCCACGAGGTCTTCGGCCCGGCGAACGAGATCACGCTGGGGGATGCGACAGACCTCAATCCTCGGAACGACAGGCTCGTGTTCGCCCCGTTGCCCACGGGTCCAGCAGACGCGGTGGTAGTCACCTACTACACGCTCAAGAACCTCGTCCAGCCGGGGGTGGACAAGAAGAGCTTCTACCGGGTGACGACGGTGGCGGAGGACGCGGCCCAGCCGGGGGGTCTGATTGAGACTCCGCTGAACGTGACGATGCCAGCGTCCGACTCGCAGATTGAGCAACTCGACTACATCTGGCGAGAGGCCATCCGTCGCAACAATTGGATCCTCACTCAAGGCGGAGAGCGCATCAAGCTCTTCGTCCAGAAGGTCGCTGGGGTCCCATGTGAGTGCCGAGTCGAGGTGGAGTCCCGCATTCGGGCCTACTCGAAGCAGCCCTCGAACCGCTGCAAGATCTGCTACGGGACAGGGTTCGTTGGGGGCTACGAAGGCCCCTACGACATCATCATGGCCCCGGACGACGCTGAAAAGCGCATCTCACAGGGTTCAACGGGTCGTAGGAAGGAGCACTCCTACGAGGTCTTCATGACCTTCACGCCGATCGTTTCCCAGCGTGATTTCGTGATCAAGCAGAACAACGACCGGTACTCGATCGGTCCTGTTCGGCGTCCCACGAATCGCGGGAACGTCATGCAACAGCATTTCAATCTCGCGTACCTCGACTCGGCGGACATCCGGTACTCGGTCCCGATTGACGGGTCTATCGCGTCCCCGAATCTCCCGTGGCCTCAGACCCGGTACACCTACAATCCTCCTCGGGAGACCTACGACGCACGGGAGGATCCGCCGTGGCCAGTTACGCCGGATGCGGCCCTGCCGGAAGCAACCGACAAGGACAACGTACCTGATCCGGTTCAGCATCGTTGGCGCACGGGTACAGGCGAAAATCAGAACTACTGAGGCACCACGCGATGGTAAAGAAGACTTCCACACCCCCACCACCGCAGCCCCCTGAAGATGGGGTTGTGCCTGATCCCACAGACAGCCATCCCATCATGCGTGTCAGCAAATGGGTTGGTGCTCTTGTTGGAATCGTGGGTGGCCTCGCGGTTCTGGTGACTGGGATCTGGAAGGTAGGCGACCTCCTCAATGACCTGGAGGGCGTCCAATCTGACCTGACGGCTCTCCGTGCTGCAACGGCTGAGGCTTCGTTGGCGGCCCAGCACCGCAGCGAGATTCAAGAGGAGATCCTCTTGAATCTCCGCATCGCAGTCGCATCACTGCAAGCCAGGTCGGGCACCCCGGTCGGTGGAAGCGCACCGAGGCCATCTACTGGAACAACACATAGACCCCCTGTAGCGCGTGCGCGTGTGCATCCACCAGCATTCGCTCTTGCCACCACGAGTCCAGAGGTTGTTGAGTTGGTGGCTAGTCTGCCACCACTCCCCCCGCCACTCCCACCTTCCCCACCTTCCCCACCTTCCCCACCTTCTCTCATAGAGCCCCCTGTAGCAGTGTCTGAGATGGTTGTTTCCCCTGAGATGCGACTCGTGGAGAACATGGAGATCCGCGACTACGACCACTCAATTGAGACGGCTGATATCGCACTGGAGCGGGCGGAGATTCTTCAAGACCAGCTATGAAGATCCCGGCCCCCCACATCGCTGCCCATCCGAAGGCACCGCAAGCAAAAGTTCACTCGACCAGAGCGGTACGAAAACCCTCTACCGAGAAGAAGACTGTTCGGAGCCGGTACATCACTCCTTTGGAGCGACAGGTTGGGGCTGTCCTCGACAAGTCCGACCTCCAGTTCTTCGGTCGTTGCCTCCTCAAGTACATCCGTGAGGAGGCCAAGAAGGACGCGGCCAAGACCCATCAGGTGCCCACATCGGAGGAGTTCTACAAGTCCTTCACCTATCAGGTGAAGGACAACACGATTGAGGTGTCCTCAAGCTGGCCCTGGATCGATCTGATCGTCTTTGGGACCAATGGCCCCTACAAGATGAAGTGGCTCACCCAAGCCCAGGGCGTCTACAAGGTGCCCTTGCGAGGGAAGCAGGGAGAACTGATCATTCGCTCGACACCCCTCACAACAGACAAGGCTTGGATCCATCCAGGGATCGCCAAGCACAACTTCATCGAGCGGGCGTTTCGTCGGGCCAGGAAAGATTGCGTTGATCGGTTCATGGACAAGAACATCAGCAAGATCCTGGACAATGCGTTCAAATGAGCGAGGTCGAAATCACCTGCCTCGGGGACTCGGCTCACATCCGTGATCTCGGCCTGAAGATGACTCGCGGTTCCAAGATCCGCACGAGTCTCTCAGCGATCTCCAATTCCCGTGACCTGGAGGATGCCAAGGCGCGTGGTCTTGTCTCCGTGAGTGTGATGAAAGCTCAGACCATCAGAAGGGAAGACCTACCCATCATGCCGCCTCCTCCGATCGAACCCTCTGCGAACCACCAGAAGATCGCACGGTCCTCCCATCAGTCGGGTTCTGGGAATCCACACACGGAGGGACACCATGACCCACACTCGACCGAGTTGCTGAGGGAACTCCTCCTCGAAATCCGGGGTCTTCGAGAAGACATGCGGAAACGTCAACCTGAACCCAAGACCGATCAACTGGCGGCAGAAATCGCGAATGCCGTTCGAGGCGCTCTGAGCGGGCTTCAGTTTGGGTCCGGCGGGGGCACTGTTGCCTCCCTCTCTTCGGAGCCAGAAGAGAGATTCATTCCTCGTGGTATCGTCTCAGGGTCAACGAAGACAGACATTGAGACAATCAACTCGGTAGCCCCGAGTACCTCAGGTCTGGATGATGCCAGCGGAGCCCTCAGAAATGCCCGCCGTCAGACAAAAGAAGGGTGACAAGAACATGAGCGGGAAACCCGAAACAGTCCGAGGTGTAGGTCTCGACGTAGGCACCATGAATTTCGTGTCCGCACGGCGGACCTCGAAGGGTGTCGAGACTCGTCGGATGCGGGATGCCTTCCTCGATCTCCCGCCTGAGTCCAAGAAGATGCTCAAGCTTTCGGGTGTCTCCTATGTGGACCGGGAGGATGAGATCCTCATCCTTGGGGATGCCGCTCTCGACATGGCCAACGTCTTCGGACGAGAAGCCCGTCGTCCGCTCTCTGGCGGCCTCGTGTCCTCCACGGAGGTGGATTCCCTGGAGGTTCTCGGGCTACTCGTCCGGAACGTCCTCGGGGCTCCTGAGGAACCAGGGGAGCACTGCTACTTCTCGGTCCCGGCGGCTCCGGTCGATTTGGTGGGCCGAGACGTGGTCTACCACCGTGGCATCTTCGACCGCATCGTGTCCGAGTGTGGGTACACGCCCCACTCTGGAAACGAAGCTATGGCGATCATCTACTCGGAGACTGCCAGGGACGGCTTCTCTGGGATTGCCCTCTCGTTCGGTTCGGGCATGACCAACATCGCCCTCTCTGTGAGCACGGTAGAAGGGCTGGCCTTCTCTGTCGGTCGAGGGGGAGATTGGATCGACTCTGGCGCGGCGAAGTCGGTTGGGTCCACCCAGGCTCGCATGTGCTCGGTCAAGGAAAAGGGCATCGACCTCAACAACCCGACTTCCAGGGAGCAAGAGGCACTCGCCTTCTACTACAAGAACCTGGTCGAGTACGTCCTCGACCAGATCGCCCTCCAGTTCAAGGCCGTCGAGGGTCGGTTCTCGCTTCCGAAGCCCATCCCGATCATCGTCTCCGGGGGCACCTCCTTGGCTGGTGGTTTCCTGGAGTTCTTCACCGGGGTCTTCGAGAAGAAGCGCAAGAAGTTTCCGATCCAGGTGAGTGAGATTCGGGCAGCCTCGGATCCGCTCAATGCCGTAGCCCACGGGCTACTCGTGCAGGCTCTCCAGGAGTACGCTGATGAGTAAGCAACTTTGGAATCGAGTAGCTGGTTACGACGAGGAGTCCCCTAGAGTCTGCCACAAGGCTTCTGAGAAGGATCCTTCATGCCCATGCTGGGGTCGTCTTGAACCTATTTCCGAAGACGAGTTCAGTGGAACTCTGAAGTTCTCGTGTCTGGGTCATCGATCTCCCCGAGGGTACCGGGCAAAGCCAGAGAAAGACCTCTACAAGGAGGCCGCGAAGCAGGCAGCCTCCTTGCCCACTCTGGAAGAGGATCTTGCGGGTGTGTGGGAGTCTACCGACCGTGAAGTAGACGAACCGGAGACTATCTTCCTCTTGAGGGATCTCACCCGAGAGGTCGGTCGGCTACGGGCATCTCTCCAGGATATACTGGACCGACAGGTCATCCAGAATCAGACTATCAGTGACACACAAGCTCTTGTGAAGTCGGTTCTGAGGGCGAAGGAGTAGGGTGTATTTTCACCTGACAGAAGCGACTCGGCGGAGGCTCATCAAGGAGCTTCGTGCCTACTGGTCTCTGCATCCCAGGTACCAGGACATCATCGACAACATCCAGGGCAAATTTTCCTTCGAGGAACGCCCTCAGTACGGCATCATCCTCAAGACGGGTTCTGCCACCAAGGTCCAGTTCTCACCTGACAACTTCATGGGGACTGTGCAGAGCTATGTGGCCCTAGCCAAGATCCCAGGATACGCAGGGTTGTCGGTAGATTGGGTCAGGGAGGACTCCCTCGCGATCCAAGCAAACGGGGGTAGGTTCCCATCTCAGAGTGGGGTCTACTACTGCGAGATGGTCACGGAAGACACGTTCTTCGTGGACCCTCTGCTCGATGTCAGGGACGAGCGGATCCTGATGACCACCCCCTCGGAAGGGACCCTTCAGGGGATCCCCTATGCCGGGAGCCTACGGATCTTCGAGATGCCCAGCGGGCGTCTCCTCCGTCCGGGCGTGAACTACACGATCGGCGCAGACCAGGTCACCGTCTATCTGGCTGTGCCACTAGCCAACGGACAGGCGCTCTCGGCTGACTACCGGGTCGCTGGGGTGACTACCGGACCCTGGAAGGTGGAGGCCCAGTCGGGCCTTAGTCATGTGATCCCAGGGGTGGTGTTGGTCTTCGGGCGGCGCTACCAGAAGGGCGACCGTTGGGCAATCATCGTCTCCCAAATCCGGGAGCCTGCGTACATGGAGTACGGCGGGAAGTGGGAACTGGGCATCGACATCGACATCATCGCCCGTGACGTGAACGCCCAGGTCGAGATTGCGGATCAGACGGCCATGTTTCTGTGGGCGATCCTGCGACCCAACCTCGTTGACGAGGGGCTCGACATCATGGATGTGTCGATGGGCGGGGAGTCAGAGGAGATCTACGACGAGAACGGAGACGACTACTTCTACAACTCCGCAATCTCGATGACCATCCAAGTAGATTGGTTTCTCCATGTCCCGATTCTCCCCAGGATTTTGTCCTACCAGGAGGATGTGAAGGGGCTGCCGCAAGACCTCTCCTTGTCGCCGTTCAAGGATCCGTTCTTCTCAGGGAAGTTCGAGCACTTCGAGAAGACCCTCGGTTGATCCATTTGGTGGCGTTGACACCCCTATATCCGCCGCATTGAGAGGAGAGGTACCACAATCCCTGTCTTTCGATACCAGTGCTCGTCCTGCGGATTGAACTTCTCCGCCCGCGTCGCCTCGGCTTTGTCTGCGGTGAAGTGTTCTTCCTGCGGGTCAGAAGCTGGGCAAGACCTCCCCCGGTCCTTCTCGGTGAGCACCAGCGTCCCCACGCAGGGGTTGTCGGCTCCTGCCACTGGGCTGTCCTCTCACGATTACGTCTATGACCGGGTGGTGGGTGAGGACTCCAAGGCCAAGTGGTCCCAGATAGCGGCCCGCCAGAAGGACAAGGTTCAGGTCATCGAGGAAAAGGGCGTCACCGGGTTCGACCTCACCCGCAAGCCAGACGGCACCTACGGGGTGATGACCCCCAAACAGAGGGCAGCCTCTGAGAGATCTCGAAAGTTCCACTTCAAGATGGATGCCCACGGCAGAGCCATGAAGGCGCAGAAGGCCACCTGAACTCGGCCACCTCCCGGTGCCTCGGCACCGTGGTCAATCACCGATCCACACGAATCCCCCGCGCTTTCCACTTCCTCTCCTCTATTCAGGAGAGGTCTGATTCACCTCAATTCCAGGAGCGCGACACATGCCGACTCTTCTTCGTGGTGGCTACGCCCCGCCCGGTGTCTACACCCAGACCTTCTTCGGCGTCCCCCCGACCCCGACCCCGATTCCCGATCGCCTCCCTGTGTTCATCGGGACTGGCACGGAGATCCTCTCCCGGTCGAACCTCCCCGTCGTGCGTGGCTCCTCCAGCACCATCGACCAACAGGTCGTGGATGAGGACGAGGCAGGGCGTGCAGTCACCAGCGTCTCTCCGAGTGGGGTCGTCTCCATCGGGGCGTTCGATGGGGTGATCACGAAGTTCCAGGTCCGTAATCTTCCGATCGTCTCGGGCGATGGTACGGGCACTCCGGCGGTGGACACGAGCGCAGTCTCGTGCCGCGTCAATGGCTTCCCCACCGTGGTCCTCGGCCTCGATGCAGCCAAGGGCATCGTGGAGATTGCAGTCGCCCCACAGGTGACTGACATCGTTCGCTGCACCTACTTCTTCGACCGCTCGGACACCCTGACGACCGACGACGTGTCGGATCAGATCACCCAGGATGCAGCCGTCATCGACGGCCTCGCGGGTCAGACCTTCGCCTTCGTCCTCGGGGCGAACGACGTGTTCTCAATCTCGGTGGACGGACTCGCGTTCGTGAACATCGTGATGCCCTCGTCCGCCCCCTCGGTGAGCGGCGCAGTCGTGGCAGCGACGATCAATGGTGCGGCGGGCATCGGTTCGCTCGTCGCCTCCACCTACGTCAACAACCTCGCCCAGGTCTGCATCCGTCTCTCGGCGGACAAGTCGATCGTCATCGGGACCGGGACGGCGAACACGACCCTCGGGTTCACGCCGAACACGGCGACTGCTCGCAACCGGGTCTTCTACACATTCCAGGGTCCGATCGTGGACGGCACGGGCGGCGGCATCACGACCACCGACCCGTCGCGCATCGTCGTTCTCGTGGACGGCATCCAGGTCATCCCGACGGCGGTCAACGGATCGGCTCGGAGCTTCACGCTCCCCTACGCCCCGGCCCTCGGCTCCACGGTCACGGTCCGCTACTTCTTCAACACCTGGCAGGACACGTTCGACTACCTCGCGAACATCAACGTCACTGCCATCACGCGGGTCGCCCTCACGCCGGATGGTTCGACGGCGGGCACGTTCCTCCAGGGCGTCAGCTACGTCCTGAAGGACGATGTGATCGTCTGGGGAACGGCGGCGCTCATCTCTGCTGCTACCCACACAGAGGGCGGGGCGACCCTCGGCACGTCTCAGATCCAGGCGATGCTGGTGGACAACCAGATCTTCCTGGCCCCCTGCACCCCGACCGTGAACAGCACGGGTCCGGTCTCGGTCGAGAGCCGCACGGTGTTCCAGCTTCCGTATCAGCCCACGACGGGCAACGGTCGCGGCAACCCGCTCGGGTCGGCTCTGTACCAGGTCGTCTCCAACGGGAGGATTGACCTCCCGACGACTCGCCCCGACCTCATCACGGCATACTGGGGCTTCGGCGTCCAGGATGCGATCGACCGTGGTCCGGTGACGGTCCTCAAGGTGGACAGCACCACCTCGCAGATCACGCTCAGCCCGATGGTCCCGGAAGGAGCCTCGGTCTTCGCGAGCTTCTACTACAACACGCTCGTGGACATGGCGAACATCGGCACGAGCAGCGCCTACACGCTGACGTGCGTGACAGCGGGTCCGGGAGGCATCGGCACCTATTCGCTCAAGGGCGGTTCGGGTGCATCCCTCTTCGGAGCAAGCCTCACCGCCAAGGGCACTGACCTCACGACCGTAGAGATCGTGTTCCCGTCGGGCTCGGAGTTCTTCCCCGATGCTCGCGTCGAGGGTGCCGCTCCGGTCGAGGAGACTGTTCAGGTCGAGTTTGCCACGTCGGATCTGACTCCGGCGCGGTTCACGAACTTCGGCCCCGGTCCCTACTACACGATCGACAACACCTCGGATCGTCTCCGGGTGACCTTCGATGGTGTTCCTGCCTTCACCGGCATCGCCGCTGGTGTTGATCTCTCGTCACCCACGGCAGGCACCCGCGCAGGAGCCTTCGCTCACCTTCTCGGTGAGGAGATCAAGTACACAGCGGCCTCAGGCGAGACGACCTACGACCTCACCTCGGGTGTGGACGACGCGATCAATCTCCTCGTGGATGGCGTCCCCCTCGCTGCGGCGACGGGCACTGTCCTCGGTGCGACGGCGGCCAACTTCGTCTCGGCCATCAACGCATCGGCTGTCCTGGCAGGCAACGAGCCCTACTACAACGGCGCGGGCACCTTCACGGCCTTCACGGTCACTGCTGGTGAGTACGACCAACTCACCCTCCACTACACCGGAGACGTGAACGGACCGTCGGGCAACCAGACCATCACCCTCGCGCCTGGCGCGTATGTGTCGGTCGGTGCGCTCGTCGCCCAGATCAACACGCAGCTTGCGACGATCAACGGCGCAGGCTTCCTCCTCGGGTCGGTCACGGCCTCGGCACTCGCCTCGGGCCAGGTCCGGTTCACCCTCGCGATCGGCACGGCCTCGGACCTCCTGACGTTCGGCGGCATCCCGCTCAACACCGAGACGGTCACGATCGACGGCAAGGTCTACACGTTCCAGACCGTTCTCACGAACGTGGATGGAAACGTCCTCATCGGCGGTTCGGCTGCCGCCTCGCTCAGCAACCTCATCGCGGCGATCACGCTCGGTGCAGGGGCTGGCGTCACCTACGCAGCGGCGACGACACTCCACCCGACGGTCACAGCGGTTGCTGGAACTGTCGTCGGTACGATGCTCGCGAAGGCGAAGGCCAGCGGGTCTGCCGGGAACACCATCGCGGTCAGCACGACGGTCACACTCGGTGTGTGGGCTACAGCCACGCTCCTCGGCGGTGACGACGCTGGCTACCTGGAGTTCATCACGAACGCGCTGCTCGCACGGGACTTTGCAGTTCTGGCAGGCATCGACACGGACACGGCGACGAACAGCAATCAGACCAAGATCTACAACGGTCCGATCGCTCGTCGCTACACGGTGGCGACAACGGCTGGTCGTCTCCCCTACGACCGCATCCTTCTCAGGAACCGCATCTTCCCAGGTGGGAACTCGCTGTCCTACGTCTCGACCCTCGCACAGACCGGGATCACCCTTCAGGGCGGCACCGGCATGGTGAAGTCCGGACTCATCAACGGTGAGACGGCTGAGGCTGTCTTCGGTGCGAACGTCAAGGCACCGACGATCATCGCCTACACTGGATGGGCGGATGGTCAGGTCGCCACGGCCACCTACGGTGATGCGCGTGACGGTCAGGCGAACGTCATCTTCTACGACGGCACAGACCCGTCGAACCCGGCGAACAACCTCCTGACCTTCACGGCGGGTGGCGGCCTCGTCACGGTGATCTTCACTGCCTCGACTCTGGGCACGGCTACGGCCTTCGGTCCGGTGACGATCGCTGGCTCGGTCCTCGGTCAGATCAACGCAGCCATCGTGGCTGCGGGGCTCAGCGCGACCGTCCAGGTTCTCCAGGAGGGTGCGGCTGCTCGTCTCGTCGGAGGCGGCGTCAACGCGGCTGCAACCCTGGTGATCGGTGCTGGAAGCTCGAACGACACCCTCGGCTTCGCTGAGGACGACTCGGCGGCTCCTACGCCTGTCTCCACCCGTCAGTTCATCTCGGCCCTCATGGGTCACACAGCAGCGGCGTCCTTCGTGGCGTCGATGCTCAGCTACGCACTCCCTGTCGCTGGCTACTTCCCGGCCCGTGCCCTCGCTGGCATCCAGAAGGACTCGACGGGCAACGTCTTCCTGTACTTCCAGAGCCAGACGCTCGGAGTCGGGTCGAGCATCAACTTCGACAACGCGACCACGAACAACTCTCTCGTGACGGGGACGCTGCTTCTCATCACGTCGGCGGATGGATCGTCTGGTGAGGCCGCAATCAACGGCTTCTTCGTCACGTCCTCGAATCCGAGTCTCGGTTCTGGTTCGGCGGACACCTCGGTCTTCAACTCGGGTGTCGGTCAGGACGGCGTGGTCGGTCAGACCTACCGGGATGAAGTGACCGGGTTGGTCTTCACGATCCTTCCGCGTGCGGGTGGGCTCCCCTACCCGACAGGCGCGAACGCAACCCTCACCTTCAGGGTGAGCAAGACGTTCACGACGGATGGCAACATCCCGACCCTCGCAATCCCCGGACTCGAACTCACGGTCACGAACACCTCGCTGGTGGTCGTGGGTGACACGGCGTTCATCGAGACCTTCAAGAAGACGGGCGATGAGCCCACCATCGGGGAGATCTACTACGTCAGCTACCTCTTCCGGAAGCAGGACTTCTCCCCGAAGTTCTTCTCGCGGCTGTCGGAGGTCGTGGCCGAGTACGGACCGGTGAGCCCGGACAACCCGCTCTCCCTCGCGGCCTTCCTCGCGTTCCTGAACGGGTCGTCAATCATCGCGACCTACCAGGTTCTCAAGGAGCCTGGTTCGTCTCAGGCGAGCGAGCAGTCGTACCTCAACGCTCTCGTGGACCTTGAAGGCGACTCGCTTCCGGGCAACATCTCGCCCACGGTCCTCGTGTTCCTGACCCCGGCTACGCCGGTCCTGACGAAGTTCACGGCCATCCACTGTGATGTGCAGTCGAGCATCCGCTACCGCGCAGAGCGCACCGCAATCTTCGGATTCGCATCGGGTACCCAGCCCTCGCAGGCTGGTGCTCTTGCTCAGGCGACTGGCGCAACGCGCGTTCGGTTCGTCTACCCCGACATCGCCACGATCACCCTCACCGACGTTCTCGGGGCGTCCAAGACGTACCTCGTGGACGGTCGGTACATCGCAGGAGCGGTTGCCTCCTCGACCACGGCTCCGAGCATCGACTCGGCAACTCCGTGGACGGGTCGGCTGCTCAGTGGCTTCACGACCCTCGCTCGGTCGCTCGACGCGGTGGAAGCGAACCAGGTCGCCTCGCGTGGTGTCACCGTGATCGAGGAGCGTCTTCCGTTCATGCGGATCCGCCACGGCCTCACCAGCGACATGAGCAACGCGCTCACGAAGCTGCCGACGGTCATCCAGATCGCAGACGACATGCAGCGTCGCGCTCGTGCGGTGCTCGATGCCTTCATCGGCGTCAAGTTCCTCCCGCAGATCCTCGGGCAGATCGAGGGGCAACTCTCCGAGATGTTCAAGCGCGCTGTCCAGGGACAGATCATCACGAGCTTCACCGGAGTCAGCGTCATCCTCGACCCTGAGGATCCCACGGCTGTCCTGGTCGAAGCCTTCTACATCCCGGTCTTCCCGCTGCTCTACATCCAGTTGACCTTCCGCGTCTCGTCGCAGTCGGCAACGGTCTGAGCAGACCATGGATGACTCCAAGACCAGCGGTTCAGACGGCAACTACATGACGAAGCAGAACCTCTGGATGCTCCACGAAACGAGCACAATGCTCGATGAACTGGTGCCAGAGGGGGAGCTTCTGCCCGACTGGGTGGAGTCGAAGATCAACACCGCAGCCACACACCTCAAGGATGTGGCTGCGTGGGCGGTCTCTGAAGCCAAGCTCAGCATCAAGACAGCCGGGTACGGACGTGGGTACGGCCAGGTTCTTCGGGGTGACCCTCGGTGGATGGATGCAAAGTATCCAGGCACCGACTCCAAGGGCAACCCCTTCAAGAAGGGGGAGAAAGTCCTCTACTGGCCCTCGACCAAGACCTTCATGACCGGAAAGGACGCCCAGGACGCCTGGCGGAACTTCCAATCTGAGAAGGGCGACGAAGAGGGCAACCCCTACGCTCGAAGCGCCTCCAGGGTCGCCGCCAAGTACATCAACACCCGTTTCCGCCCCTATAGCCCGCCACGGTAAGGGCGGCTCTCGTCAGCCCACGGAGATTCATGGCCAACACCGACATCAACCCAGCGAATGGCGTACAAGGTAGCTCCTACCTCTACGACTTCGGGACGAGCCCGAACACACGGGTTGCCGTCTCTCAGAAGGTTCGGCTCCTTGCCCCGGCCTACGGCTCGGGAACGAAGGCGCTGTTCCAGATGGGCGTCGTCTCCTCGTTCAGCCCGAGTCAGAGCCGGAGCGTCGAGCCCGTCCGTGGCATCGGCTACGGCGACATGATCGCGGAACTCGTTCCGTCGGTCACAGAGCCTGTCACCGGCTCAATCGAGCGCGCTCTCCTGTACCTCGCGAACCTCTGGCAGGCGACGGGCTACTCGGGCGGCGTGGACGGTCCGGTCAGGTCGCTCGCCCACCACAGGTGGCCGTTCGACATCGAGCACCAGTTGGTGTTCTCGACCCTCGCTGACTCGGACCTCGGGTTCGCGAACGTCGGTCACTCAGGGGCAGAGCGGAACTTCGGCGGCGGCGTCCAGAAGGTCAGCTTCCCCCAGGTCAGCGTGCCGACCCCGGCACCGCCCACCTACGGTGCGAACCAGGGGCACTCGGCCATCATCACGATGTACGAGGCGTGCTGGTTCACAAGCTGGTCAGCGACCTACACACAGGACGCTGGGCAGATCATGGAGTCCGGCGATGTGAGCGTCTCGGACGTTCACGACTTCTCCTCGCTCTACGGGGAGTTCCTCCCGACTGGCAACGATCCTTCGGTGGACCAGCTTGGTTCGATCCGCTACGGCGGCTCGGCTGAGATCGGGACGCTGACCGGTGCTGGTGTGGTGGGTGGTACCGGTATCCGCTGAGTCCCTGACAACCATCACAGGTCTACGGTAGAGTACGGGGAGCTTGCGGGAACGCGGGCTCCCCGTTCCCGTTTCCGTCCAGGAGCAAACCTGTGGGCCTCACACTTCAAGATCTCAAGACTGCGATGGCCCCCCTTGCCGAAATCGGCAAGGGCGAATTGACCTTCGAGGTCAATGGGACTCGGATCTCACTTCGAGCCCTGACTCCTGATGAGGAGATTGCAGTCCAGAGGTACTCCCGGTCTTCTCTCGCAGAGGGTGATCTCACGGATCAGACCACAGCCTTGGAGTACCTGGACAAGTTCAGGAACGGCTCCTTGGGCTACAGCATCGTCCAGATTGGGAATCTGGATTTCCGCAATGTGGAGACCATCGAGACGGGGGAAAAGCTCGCCAACGGCACCGCCATCAAGGTCAAGCGTCACGAGGCAATCCAAGGGCTCGTGGGCAACTGGTCGCGGAACATGACCGTCGCCGTCTTCAAGAAGTTTGGCGAACTGATGAACCAGGTTGAGAAGGAGGTTGAAGGGCTCATCGAGTTTGAGTCCATCGACTTCGACGGGGAGATCACCAGGCTCGAAGATCGAATCCGGGAACTCAAGGAAGAGAAGGCTCGCATCACCCTGTCGGACGCCGATCCCAGGACCAATCTCCGGCAACAGGTTGCCACCTCAGGCAAGTCCTTCCGCCGCCCAGAAGCGGGAAGCACAGCCGCCGCAACAACCGACTCAATCCAAGACCAGCAGAACACGATTCAAGAGGCTGGGACGGTTTCGGTCCCGTCTGACATTGACCGGGAGATTGCCTCGGAAGAGGAAGAGTCCCAAGAGGAACCAGAGGAGCCCTCCATGGACCTCCTGGGAGCCCAGGGAGCCGCTCCGCCGGTCGAGAACCTCCGGAAGTCTGTGTTGGACCGTGGGACCGCTGGTGGGGCCATCAGGATGCCTCCACCGTCCCCCTCGAAGCAGGCACCTGAGGAGTTTCAGGAGAGCGTCGATGAAGATGCTCCTCCTGAGCCCACAGCGGACCCCCTCTCGGATGTCATGTCTTCGATGGTGGACATGGGAGACTCGGACTCGGCAGAGAAAGCCGTCGAGATGGAGACTCGTCGCATCATGGAGATGCGGGCCAACGCCGCGAAGATGTCGCGGAAGCCGCCTCACGTTGCAGCAAAGCAGGCGGCTCAAGAGATTGAGCGGCCCACCGCTGCGGGCACCAAGGACGGCGTGGAGGTCTACAAGATGCCCACGCAGACACTCACGGACAGACGGCCACCTGAGACGGTGCAGGCACCTGTACGGAGCAACGCCAACCCCCGCTTCAAGCCCACACGCAGCGGGGGATGACCCCGCACTGGTGAATCACGCCCGTGCTTCCTTCCACGACCAAGGAGCAAAGGGGTCCGATGTACGAGGATCTCATTCCTCTGGTCGTACCTGGATTCCTTACGACTCGCGTTCAGATTGGTAGCACCTCTCTTGGGCTCCGATCTCTGTCGATCAACGACACCAACCACCTCCGCCAAATCGCCCGTGATGGAGGACCAGACTGGCCCTTCCATCTGGCGGCGGCGAGCATCTGGATGATTGATGGGGTCTCTCTGTTGGAGAGCTACCCGTACAATCAGATGCCAGCCCTCGCTGTCCTTCGGAATGGGCACAAGTCCCTGGTCAGGATGGTGTTCTCGCAGGCGTTGAGCTTCTTCCGCCGGATGCGAGATGCCAACCGCCTGTTCGAGGCGTTCCTCTACGAGGACGAGTCCAGGAGGCTCTGGAAGGCCACGAACAACGGGGCACACCAAATCTGGACGCAAGCAGGGATGCCGGGGCTCGAACGGCTCGGCCAGAACCCGTTTCAATCTTCTTGGGTCCAGTGGAACCGCGCAGAGGATGACCGGCTGGACGACGACTACCAGTGGAGCCTGACGAAGATGCTCGTCTCGGTGCAGTCCTCGAAGTCGGCCAAGAAGCTCGACGCGAAGGACAAGACCAGGCTCGAAGCAGAGAAGTCACGACGGGCAGAGGCCCAGAACCGCGCCTACTACATCTACAAGGGTGTCCTCGATGATGAGGGCAAGCGGAAGGAAGACCCAATCCTTCAGGTGCTCCAGCCACGGACAGCCCAGGAACTCTCTGAAGAGATGCGCCGCTGGGTCTCTGGCGAGAAGGACATCCACGATCTCGTGGTCGAGGACTACAAGAACCGCATCAAGATTGAGTACGAGGAAAAGGAAAGCGAGGCAGAGCAAGCCCTTCAGAACGTGCGGGCTCGGGCTCTCCTGGAGGAGCGGAACTTGGGGGTTCCGAAGCCCAGGATGATTGGGTACACGCCGGAACAGCTTGCGAAGCTGCGTCCGACTACCCAGAAGCCTGGTGCGAAGTTCATCATCGAGGCGAACATGACCTCCCGGAACTTCAATCGCTACCTGCGGGACAACCCGAACGCTGGTTCCCTCGATGTGGTGGACGGACGGGTCGTCGTGAAGAACCCATCTATCGCTCCCCAAGGAGACGAGGAGGCAGAGCCTGCTCCGACCCTCAACGAGTTGATCGCAAACCGGAAACCCACCCTGAATGGCTAACAGCAGCGAGCATACAGTCAAGCTGTCAGCGGACTTCTCCGACTTCGTTCGCAATGCGAACAAGGCCGGGAAGAAGTCCGCTGAGGCCATCGGCAAGGCTATCGAGGCTGGGGTCTCATCGCACTCGGTACAAGCCTACCAGAAGGCAAACAAGATCTACGAGAAGCTGACTCGGGCATCTGTAAAGGAGATGGCACAGTACGAGTCTAACTTGAAAACCAAACTGAGCGGCGAGACAGAACAGAAGCTCAGGAACTCCATCAAGAACATCGCCAAGCTCACTCAAGAGCTTCAAGACATCACCCTAGACGATGATGCCAGGAAGAGGAAGCAAGCTGAGAAAAAGTCTTTCCAGGAGAAGTGCAAGAACCTGAGCAAGTTGAGTGACACTTCGGAGAAGGACATCAAGACCCAGATGGCTGCGTTGATGTCCGGTATGCGAAAGGCAGATAAGGAGCATCAGGCTGACGATCAGAGGGCAAGTCGGAGGATGAAGGCCAACACTGAACTGTTGAGGGTTCAGAACAAGCTTGCCCATGTGTTCAAGGGGGAACTTGTATCCGGGGCTAGTGAACTCAACTCCGGTCTGGAAAGTGCCCTGACCAAGTTCAAGGACGGTATCTCGAACATCGACATTGGTTCGATGATTTCCGGTGGTGCCTCGGCTCTAGGGAAGGGGCTGGGGGGAGCCGCAGAGTCCCTGGGGGCGCTCGGCGGGGCTGGGGGTGCCCTCGGAGGATTGGCCTCGGCACTAGGCGGTGTAGCCCTAGTCCTCGGACCCCTGGTCATCGCCTTCGGGCTCTTTGCCGGTGTCATGTTCGGCATCGACAAGGAGGTCAAAGAGTTCAACAAGACAGCAATCAACGCATTTGGTACCCGAAGCGTGTTCGCTCTGGGTGGTGGGAACATAGAGGCAGGTCTCACGACTCTAAGGCACGCCACGCAGGACTTGAACAAGACACTCGGGCTCACCTCCGAAGAGGCCATGGGCGTGTTTGATGCCCTCGACGCTGGGGGTATATCTCTTAATCGCCTCACGAAGGGTGCCGCCGCTGGGGCGGCCCAGGAGAAAGTTCTGGGGGAAGTGCTCCGGCAGACAGCCTCAGCAGCCAAAGCTCTCGGGGTCGGAGTCAGTGAGTTCACGAGCCACCTCGCTGAGTACGCGAACGAGACTGCAAACTCCTTGGAGAGTGTCACGGACCAGTTCGCCCTGGTGTCGAAGCAGGCTCTGGACGCAGGGTTCTCTACTCGCCGGTTCTACTCGCTGATCACTCAGGCAGCATCGGGCCAGGCTTCACTCAATACGCACCTCTCCACGACGGGCGATTTGCTCATCAAGATGGCCAAGGCCATCGGAGACAAGGCTGCGGCAGAGATGATTGGTGGGGCGTCTGCTTCGTTCAAGGACATGAGCACTCAAGATCGGTACAAGACGATCATGACGACCGGCGCAGGCCGGACGAAGGATATCCTCAAGGGGAGCGCAGAGCGTCAGGCCAGCACCTTTACAGCCGACCTGAAGGCACTTGGGAAGAACTCTGAACTCGCCAAATCTCTCAAGATGGCAAGGGATGCTGGCGTCACGTTGTCTCCCGAAGCTCTTGCGGATGTGTCTGGTGAGAAGCTCGTGAAAGAGCTTGCCTCGATGACTACAGCGCAGCAGTCCACGCTCATGTCGTCTCTTACGAGTTCTTCAGACAAGACGGTCTCTGATTTGGGTCGGAGATTGGATCAGCTTACTACGGTCAGCCGTGGCACCACGGGGAGCATGGCTGACATGTCCACTGCGCTGGGTGGGCTCGATCCAGGTGCAGCTATCGCCATGAAGCTTTCGAGCGCGATGGCGATCCTTGGGAGGCCGCTGGATGAATTGACGGGCGTAGACCGGATGGCTGCCGAGTCGATCACTGGGCTGACCGGTTCGCAGATGGAGCAGTACCAGGCTCTAGCCAGAGTCTCCAAGGGTAACTTTGCTCTGCTGGAGAACACAGCGGACGACATGAAGACGATGTCCAAAACGGACAGGGAGGCTCTTCAGGCTGATCAGGATACGCGGTTCGGTGCTCACATGGACGAGAACGGGAAGGTCGTCACCAAGAGCGGGGCAGAGATTGCGAACGCGATGGAACTCATGTCCTCCACTGTCGCCGCGAGTCCAGACGAGATCAAGGACATCAAGGACGAGAACACTGTCCTCGCTGAGGACGCTCTTGACGAGACAATGACGATCTCGGACGTGCTCCAGAATGAGATCACCCAGTACCTGCGTGGCATCTACGAGGATGTGGGCCTCCCCTTGCTTGACATCATCGAGGGCATGATGGGGACCTCGGAGGCAAAGCGAGCTAGGCACGAGACGACTGCCTTCAAGAAGTCTCTTGCTAGATCCACACGGGAGTCTATGGGAGAGAAGCGGACTGCGGAGCGCACTATTTCGACGCTCGAAAGAAAGACAGACCGCACCGAAGAAGAAGATGCTGAACTTGAGCGCGCTCGCGGCACTGTGGCAGTTGCAGACGCGAGGATCGCCGCTGCGGATGAAGCCAGAACCAAAATTGAAGGCGGTGTAGATGAGGCTGGGAATGCCATCGCCCCAGATCTTTCGGCTCTCGCAGACACCTTTGACTACTATCTTGAGGGTAGTGATCGTGCCTACTCCACTGAAGAGGAGGCTCGGGCGGCAATGACCCCTGAGCAGTTGGCAAATGAGTCCTCTAATATAGGTCCAGGAATGTTCGGTGGTGGTGAGTACATCACGAAGTCGGCTGCCCACCACACCTCTGGCAGTGTTGCTGCTGGAGGTCTCCTTGATAGCGCGGAGACCGCTGCCGTCCGTAGGATTAGGGCTGACAGGGCAGCGGCGGCTGAGGCAACTGGCGCACCTGGTGCGCCAGTTGTGGTCACACCGCCTGGTGGAGCCCCAACTACAGCCCCAACTGTTCCTGGAACAGTAGCGCCTGCCCCCATCGCCTTGGTCGCACCGACCGCACCGACCACAACGGCAGCACCTGCTGTAGCGCCTTCGGTTGTGTCCGATGCTACGTCTGGGATGGCTGAGGCACCTGTCGCTGTCGAAGATGCGTCCGCTCTTGCCAGGGAGGACGCAGAAGAGACTCGAAAAGCACACGAGAAAGCTGTCGAGACTGGGACCAAAGCAGTCGTCAAGGCTCTCACGAAGGACGTGAAGCTCGGGAACTCGCTTGCACGGAGCAATCTCCCCGACGCGATTGGGGTTGCGATCATCAAGGCCCAGACGATTCATGACATCGAGGCGCTGGCCCTCGCGGCAGGTTTGAGTCCTGAGGACACAGCCAAAACCGTCTCCGAGTTCATGGAGAAGGGAACTGTCTCTGGGGGCCTTCAGAAGGCTCTTGGAGACCTCCCTGAGACATCCAAGAGAGCCCTAGATACTCTATCGGGTGGTCTGGGTGTCAATCTGGGCAGTGCTGGCGTCCAAGGTGGTCCGTCAGCGGCCCCCATCTACGGGAGCGGTCGCAGATTTGGGACGGGGGCGTCGGCGGAGGCTCCAGATCCTGATTCTGCTGTTGCAGACTCGGATGTCACAACTCCTGGGGTAGAGGACTTCCTCTACCGTGGTGACGGCGTTCGCGGGACAATCACACCGATCGACACGGCAGATGATGTCATCGGCATGAAGCGTGGTGGAGCTATCGACCGTGCCACTGGCGGCTCTGGTGGCTCTGTCACTGTGAACATCTACGGCGGCGACGAGCGCCGCGTCTTCGACGTGGTGAAGCGAGTCTTGTCGCAGTCTGGGATTGGCCCAGGACGAGTGACAGCGCGTGCCTAACCAACGCTCAATCATCAGGTCTGCCTTCGAGTCCGCCCAGGACGAGTTCTTGGGCCTGGGCAAGCGCCCCGTCGTCTTCGACATCATGGCCCCAGGCAGCGGCACTTCCCTCCTGGGTGAAGACCTCAAGCTGGTTCTCCACGTCAATCCAAGCTCGATGCAGTTCAGCTACACGAAGGTCATCGAGCGTCAGCAGACACTTGGTGGCTTCGTTGAGTACCACTGGGGAAACTCCCCGGCTGAAGTCTCTCTCAGTGCAGCGACAGGTGGCTTTGTCAGACTGTTCACAGGGCTCTCCAACATCACGGGCGTGACGCCCTCGAACTCAAGCATCCTGCCCACGTCCATGCAGGCGACAGACACGGGCGGCACCCGCCGAGACACGATCGCCTACGACAAGTATCTGGACCTCCTGGCCCTCTTCAAGAACAATGGGGCGATCTACGATGCCTACGGGAGCATCGCTCTACAGGGGCAGATCTTGATGATGTTCGACGGTGGCATGTGGTGGGGCTACTTCACGACCTTCTCGGTCGAAGAGACGGCGGAAAAGCCGTACCAGTTCGCCATCACAGCGGCCTTCTCCGTGGACAAGGAGAAGCACACCCTCCGCACGATCAACGTGCCCCTCGTCCCCATGCCTAGGACTGGTACCTGACCATGCCCGATCCTCTCAGGATTCAGCCAGCCAGGTTCTTCGAGCACCTCCCGACCGCTCAGAACTTCGAGCGTGAGTACGAGGTTCAGAACACGATCCCAATCGACGGGGCGAAGGCGAGCCTCAAGGCGTTCTCTCCGTTCGTCATGCGGGTACTCCCACCGCTGGTTCTCGGGGACACTTTCAACACCCTCGGTGTCTCACGCGACCGTTCGATCCCTCCCGTCGGGAGACGCGGAGAACTCACGGATCAGATTCGCGAGAAAGAACTAGACATCACGGAGGCGCGCAACCCCAGCCCTCCAGACACAATTGCCACCATCCCTACTCTGGAGAGAGAGCGTGACGCCCTACAGGCAGAGCTTGATGCTCTACCTGCTGAGGTGGCCACCAGCACACCGCGAACGGACTACGCAGGTGCGATCCGTGGGCTCAATCAGCGGAGGTCGGCCTCGGAAGCCACCTATCAGGACGACGTGAACCGGGGGACTGCAATCCCAGGATTGTCTGCCGCATCCGCTCGGGACATTGACGAGTTCATCTCGAACTCAGCCAGGAATCAGGCGATCTCCAGGAACGTCCCGGCTTCGAGTCACCTCAGGATCGTTCCGGCCCTCTCCAATGATGCAGCGGCCCTCTCAATCTTGCTGCAACTCAAGCAGATGATGGACATCCCACCCATCTGCCTCTACATCAATCCGACCAACTTCACGGTCAGTCACGCGAAGATCGCCCAGTTCCAGGAGCGGTCTCGGTACGGGTACATCTACCAGGCGTGGGGCGAAGAACTCACGAAGGTCAGCTTCTCCTGCCAGATTGGAGCGTTCATCGCCGGAAGAGGCAGTCGCACCCAAACAGGGGTGGCCTCTGGCGTCCAGTACGCCTCGAAGCGAGACTCCGCGAGCTTCCAGCAACTCATGTCTGTCTTTGGCCTGTACCAGAGCAGCGGCTACATCCAGGACACGACAGCGAACTCAACAGGTCGGAGGTCCAGGGCGAACCTGCTCGTGGGGAACACGTCGATTGAGTACGACCAGACCGTGTACGTTGGCCACATGGACTCGTTCTCCTACTCGGAGGAGGAGACCATCCAGAACGGCGGGATCAAGTTCGACATCGAGTTCACGGCGGTCAAGGTCTACGACGTGGCCCAGCCGAAGTCGTCCATCTCCCCTGAGAACTCCCCCAGCAACTTCTACAACCCCTCCTCAGGGTTCTCACCCTCCGGGGGTTCAAGGCTCTCCAGGACGTTCCTGGGGACAGGGCCGACCACATTCCTCACGGCTCCCACGATCGGTGGTGCTCCGGCTCAGCCCTGGTCTGGTGCCGCAGTAGGTCTTCCATCGGAGACCGGTAGCGTGATCACTACCCGGCGGACCTGATTCCTGTGCTCTAGGCTGCCTATCCTTTCGTGGTGTAGGGTTCAAACGTGTCCATTCTGAACAGACCCTATGCGGGGACGTGGGGGGAAAACCGCAGGAAAATCGTCCAGTACACCCCGGATGCGCTCGTCTACCTGAACGGGGACACGGGCCTGGCGGGGTGTGCGACCTGCCACCACCGGATTGACGTACAGCAGTTCGTCACGTCTGTCTCGGTGGACGCAGGGGTGGACCCAGGGGCTAGCTCATCGAGCATCACCCTCTCGATCCCCAGGCACTACGGGGACTCAATCTTCAGGGACGGGAACACTCTCCTTCGCACTGGGCTTGAGGTCCATGTGTACTTCCGTGGCTACTTCCCGATGACCGGGATGGCCGACTCGGACTCAGATCCTGATGCCTCAATCGTCGCCGGGGTCAATCTCTCGGACATCCCCCAGTACCCCTACTACCCGGTCTTCCACGGGGTAGTCACTGGCGTCTCCCACGAGTACTCGGGCGGCTACTACTCAGCGTCGCTGACCTGCTCGGGAATGCTGCACTTCTGGCAGTACATGACGATCGCCTCGAACGGATCGTTCTTCGGAGCCCGCCCAAACAACTCTGGGGTCAGGACCAATCTTCGAGGTCACGTCTTCACTGGGATGAGCCCGTTCGCGATCATCTACAGCCTCTACCAGAACACCCTCGGTTCGGCGGCAGGCGTTGGGTTTGCTCTCCAGAGCCGGACGAACATGCAGGCGATCTCGTCTGCTACGGGCGACTCCAGCTACGCGATGGTTCAGCAGTACTGGGAGCGCAGGTTCCTTCAGGGGATGTACCGGCTCAGAATGCACGGAGCGTCAGGGCAACTCTTCTCAGGCTCGACGCAGGCATACCTTGCTAGGCTTGGTGGACGGCAAGCTCGGATTCTCTCTGTTGTCACGGGCAACAACCGCAGCGAACGCGACCCTCTGGCTTCAAGCGCAGAGGAGTTCAATCTGATCGACCGGGACGGGGCAGGTCGGATCAATCGAGGCGCAGACCTCAGGTCCCTAGCGGGGACCAGCGGTAGTGCGACCGACCACGGCGTGGTCGTCCCGCAGATGCAGGCATTCGTCAACGACATTTCCCAGTGGGGTCAGGTCAGTCTCTTCGAGACGACCTACGAGACCAAGCTCGACATTGCCACGCAAGTCTCGAACATCTGTGGCTACGAGTTCTACCAGGACATGGACGGGGACTTGGTGTTCAAGCCACCCCTCTACAATCTGGATACCTCGTCGTCGCGAATCTACCGGATCGAGCCCGAAGACATCGTTTCAATCTCGTTCACGGAGGCTGAGCCAGAAGCCACCTGGGCCACCGTGAGCGCCGGGCCGTTCCAGAACATGCGCGGCGTCGTGGACGAAGCAGAGTTCGGGGTTCGAGCCACCTACTACGACTACCGGCTCATCGCGCAGTTTGGTTGGCGTGAAGGTTCGATGGAGTCGAACTACTACTCGAACGCCAGGTCAGCCTTCTACGCAGCGGTCGCGAACCTTGACAAGCTCAATCAGGGAATGAACTCGGCCTCAGTCACGATCCCCCTGCGGCCTGAGATTCGACAGGGCTTCCCTGTCTTCATCCCCCACATCGACTGCTTCTACTACGTTCAGTCGGTCAGCCACTCCTTCTCTTACGGAAGCGCCTGCACGACCACTCTGAATCTGATCGCCCGTCGCCGGAAGTACATCCCACCGGGTGACCCGGCTATTCCTGGTATCGCTGGGATCACTCTCGAACAGACGACGAACCCTCCGAAGCCGGTTCAGTACCTCGACAGCAACATCCCTCGGATCTTGGGTTTCCCGAACGTCGTCATGGCGCTCGACCCGACGCGCATCAACCCCCTCTTCTTCGTCCTCGGACTGGATGCTGAAGAAGACAGAAGTGACGTTCACAGAGCCGGGTCTGATTCAATCAGACAGGCACGGCAAGAACTCCTAGCGTCGAACTTCGCTCAAATTCTCGTGAGTGAGGGTGTCCTCGGTATGGGACCCGCACCCGCTCCGGCCACCTCAGCGGCAGTGGATGCAGCCCTCGCATCTTTTGACAGCGCAAGGGCTCCTACCACTTCAGCCGTCACCCCTGCTGCTCCGACACCACCAGAGCCTACTGCGACGGCAGCAGAGGTCACCTCTGCGGCTCCAGACACTACATCTGGGGGCCGAGAGAGTGTCATATTGGGGGATTGGCACATCTTGGTTGCAGATCGTCAAAATGTTCGGGTTACTGCTGAACAACTTAGATTGGGGCTGGCTCGCCTCATCACCGCACGAAGGTCCCTTCGTACAAGCGTCACAAACATTGATGCGGAGATCCAGACACAAGAACACACCATCGAGGAGAACAGCACTGGCACCGGTAGTCGTGCGGCGATAGACGCTGCAACCGCTGAGATCGAACGTCTTCGCACTGAGGCAGCCACCATCAACGCCTTCTTGGCAGATGGGACCATTGCAGAGAATGGGTTTTTGGTTTTTGGTGCCGGGCAACGAGCGACCATCTCTGGAAATACCGAGCTTGTGAATTTCCTCATCGGTCTGGTCCGTCAGAGGAACCCGAGCACGGCAAGTCGTGACATGAGCATGGATGCTACGGGGACGATCAACAACTCAGCGAACATCCTCGACCTGTTGAATGACCGAAAGTCAGCTATGGGGATCAACACTCCCGGCTACTATCGGTACTACTCGTCGGCCCATCCGAACCCCGATCAGCAGGGGTATGCGCCTCTTGCAACTAGCACCACGGAGGGGGCAGCGAGGCGTGGCGTTGTGGATGAAGCTGAGACAGGGACACCCGAGAGCCTCGCCTCGGCTGACAGGAGCAGCCCAAGGTCCGCTGCCATCAGCCCGGAAAGGCGAGCCGAACTGGAGAGTGAGATATCCAGATTGGATGCCAACATCACACAAATGGAAGACTTCGTGGCTGTGGGGACCAACCCACAATCTGACCTCGATACGCTTATCTCCCAACGTGCATCGCTTGCGGCTCAACTGAGTGAGGGTGCCGCATCTGAGAGCAGCACAGGTATTGAAGCTCCTGGCCCGCAGACTGTTGGGGTCCGCGCACTCACCGGAGAAGACCTGGGTACAGACGCGATCATCGATCCGGCGACCATTGCCAACTTTGTCGCCCTGGACAATGTGATCCCTGTGAACGGGTTGAACGTGCGGACGTTCAACTCGCAACTCCCTGTACCGACACCTACGGACCAGATTCTCGCCCTGCTCTTTGAGCAGCGAGATACCACTCGCTTCGGTCGGCAGACGGTTTTTAGGGAGTCAGCCTCACAAAGCGCGGTCGCCACTTCGCTCACATCTAGTCTTGAACCCGAGTCTAGTCTCGGTACGCGGCTGGGTGAGAGGTACAACACAGCGGCTGGTGTTTCCACAAACGCCGCAGAGACCAAGGGTGCTCTTGTAGCTAGGGCGATAGCGGCAGTCCCTGGGGGGGCGGTCACCGGTTTGAAGAATGGCCAGGGTGCCAATATAGAGTCGCCTGACATCACTGGCGGCACTGTGAATGGGAGCGCAGGCACTCCAGAAGAGACAGCTATGGCTGTCGGCAGCACAAACACAGCAGATGTGGCGAGAAACATTCTGCTTGCTAAGGGCAGGCGTGTTGTCCAACAAGTATCAGAGGCAAACAGAGCAAGTTTGAACACAGCGGCTGGACTCATCAGGGACAATCCACCGACGACAGTGGCCCCTGTTGTAGCGGCCCCTGTTGTGGCTCCGGTCGCAGCTACCCCAACGGCCCCTGCTCCTGCTGCATCAACCAGTGATGTAGCACTGGCTGCACGAGTCTCTCGTGGGCATGGGACGATCTCTCCTGCTGTTCTGAGTGCTGTCAGATCCCTGGAATCAAACGGACAGGAACGTGCGATTCGGTTTGAGGCACGTCTCTACCACACGGCTACTGGACACACGATCGCCACCATCCCTGGTGAATCCAACCGAGCCAGATTCAATCGTGTGCTCGCAGAGTTCCCGTCTGAGTCTGACAGGGCTGCGGCAATCAGGTCCACGTCGTTCGGATACTACCAGGTGCTTGGACGTGCCCTGATCGAGGCACACCCATCTAACCCGGTTGAGGCGTTCGACAACGATCCGGTGGGGGTCAGCAACGAACTTCTTGGGAGGTTCCTCAATGACCGCCCTGCGGTCAGGCGTGCAATGGAGGCTGTGACGGCAGACCCATCCCAAGCGAACATCAACGAACTAGCTCGTGTCTACAATGGCGGTGCCATTGGCCGTGACGCTAACAACAGATGGAGTGCTCACTTCACCGCAGGTCTCACCAATCCCACATCCAGGACGACCCCACGAGCCCCTGCGGGAACCGGGACAGGTCGCAGAGGCAGCGGCAGTGTACCCAGCGGTTCTTCTGGCACTCGTCTCGACGGCGACGCGGGTCGGCGGGTTGTTGCCCTCCTCCGGTTTTGGTCTGCGGATATCCGTAAGCTCTTTGGCGGCTCATGGCCAAGTGGTCTTCCCTTCAGTGCTGGTACTGAAGAAGGTGTTCTCACGCAGGAGATTAGCTCATATTCTCCCGTGTTCCCGGTAAGTGACGCCGTGGGGTATGAGCACTACGGGACGTACCAGTACGGTCGCGGTCTGAGCATCGAGCCAGGCGGGAACTACGAGCGGCTCATGGCGGTTGACCCGTTCCAATACGTTGACCCTGACCTCGCCGCTGCGTTTGCAGACGCCGTTATGCGTGCTGGAAGTGCGGACCCGTCAAACCTAGGAGTGCGTGCGGCACTAGATGCCATCGCCAGTGACGAGCAGTTCCTGAACAGTCCAGGTGCGGCCATCGCTACGCGCACCTACGCAGAGGGGTTGGCCGGTGCTGACCCAAGCACAGACGTGACGGCGAACATCGCCAACGGACTGTCCAACTACGTCATGAGCGACCGTGATGCGATCACCAGGCTCCCTGTGTCGAACGCGGCGTTCAGGCTCGCAGACCTCAACCCGAACCTGTCGGGTGACGACACATGCGAGTGCCGTGGGGCGGAGGCTGACCTCCTCCTCGGGGCTTACATGCGTGGGGCCAACGAGGCTACGTTCGCGACCGTCGAGACTCCTGACGATGCCGTCAGGTGGGTTGCGAATCAGATGTCCCTTGCGGCTGACTCGTGGGTGCTCACCCAGAACGCCCTGCGGGGTGCGGCTCTCTCAGGACTGGGCCGCAGGTCAGTCTTCGACAGCGTGCAGGGCATCCTGGGGATTGCTTCCCAGTTGACGGCTCCGTTCAACCAACTGGAGAGTGATCTGAGTGGTGTGGCTGACCCCACCACTCAGAACCTTCGTCGGCTGAACGAGCTAGCCGGACGTATTGACCAGACCGTCTAGGACCGGCTCAGCAGCGACAGGTGGCTCTCCAAATGCCTCGACCACAGGAGCCGAGACGGGAGCCTCCACAGGCTCTACCGTCGTTGCCTCAGGGCTGACAGTGGCCTCTGCAATCGGAGCAGGGACAATGCAACCCTCGGTGCCAGGACGGCACCAGAATCGGTTTGCAGTGTCTCCTGTCTCGAAGGGGACCAGACCACGGGCTTCAGCGATGTGGTCGTCGCAGGCACCATGCACGTCCTCACAACGACCACCCCAAGCGATGATGGGTGCTGCCGCATAGGGACCGAGATCATGCCCGGCGAACAACCGACGAGTGAGAGCTTGGACCGCAAGCCATCTCGGTCGATAGTCGCGTTCCCAGTTCAACCCTGCCGGGAAGTTCGCAGGACTGGTGTTCTCCAGATTGAGGTTGACGATCCACCTCGTGCGGGGAGCACGAGGTTCCCACTGTTCAGTGACGTAGTGGGTGTGGCGGCGCAGAGCACCCATGAGGGTTTCGCCCCGTGCTCTGGTGCGTCGGATCACTCGGTAGATTGCAGGGCAGTCGAGTTCGGCTCTGTTGTGATCTGGACCTGGATCGCACGCAACCTCACCTGATTCGCAGGGGTTGTGGATCCAGTTGGCCTCGCTGACACACAAGCGAGAGAAGACCAGCACGGTCGTGTCGAACAACTCTTGATCTCTTCGGAGATTGTTCGCCTCAGGCCACGTCGGGCTGTACATCTGCCCAAACGCTCTCCGCACCTCAGGGTCCGTGCTGTTATACCCAGGGTAGAAGCTGGGGGCAGAGGTGACACGGGTGGTGCGGTGCATCCGCCTCATCATTGAGGCGACGCTGACCGTTGTGACCGGCGCAGCAGGCGCAGGTGCTTCGGTCTCTACGACTGAGACAGGGGTGGGTGCTGGGGTCGGTACATGAACATGCACCACAGGCACCACAGACTCAGTCGGTTCACTTGTCACAGCGGTGTCGTCCCTGCCTGCGAACGCGAACGCGGCGCAGAGGCTCAGGCCAAACACGAAGACGGCGCTGAAAACAAGCGCAGCGATTTCCTTGAACTTCATCACGAGATTCCTTTCAGTAGCGACGTGCCCGAACAGATAGATTGCACGTCTGTAGACTCTCCCTGAATGTGCTTTTCCTCCTTGGTTTGAGGTCGAAACTGCGAACGGAATGTGGCGCTATCGCCGCGTTATTCCCCTATAGCCGGAATCATGGGGCTTTAGCCCACACGGCGGGTGGTGGTGTCGTAATCCACGGCGCACAATCGCTGTGGACCCACCCCACGTTCCCACCTCCCCAGATGACATCCTCCGGGAACTCATGGGCTACTACGCTTTCCCTACAGAAAACGCACTCGCACCCTGGGAGGTTTTCTGGGTATCGGAAGCGTTGGCTCGTATCCCCGCCCGACCAATCTGAGATCTTCTTGTAGATGTCAAAGCAGAAGGTTGGCCTCTGCGAACCCCCACTCGGATCGAAGAGTGGAGACATTGGGAACTTGGCCCCCTCCATCGAGAGCCCAATGCGAGGGTCGATCTCGTAGAAGGTGGGGGCGAATCTCCTGGCGAGGTCCGAGAACACAGAGAGAGCAAATCTTTCGGCTTGCGCGCTGTCTGCTGCCAGGGATCCAAACTTGTGGCCTGAGATCCTGTGCCTCTGTGCCCAGGATGTGTCTCGCTTCCATGTCCAACCCACGGGAAGGCTTTCGGGAACGACCCGGACCTCCAGGGTCAGATTGACATCGTTGGAGATCCCCTCCCTCTCGGTCTTGTACCTGACCAAGAGCCACGGAACCTGCTCAGGCAGGATCTCCCCAAGGACGTGCTCCTGGATCAACCCGTGCGAATTGTTGAGCACCTCGGTGACGCTGGACATCCGTGGCTCAATCTTCCACTGACTTCACCCCGAACTCAGCCGGGAGGGTCTTCAACCACTCAAGATTGAGCTTCCAGACAAAGCGGCTCCTTGCGTTCCACTGACGCATGGCCTGCTGGATGTGAGCCTCGACCTGCTCGGGGGTCCACTGGTTGACCTTGGACATGTGCTGGATGGCCAGGTGCCCTCGCCCGACTGAGAGGGCACGCCCAATGTGGCGGACCTCGTGGCACGAGGGACACAGGGCTTCCAGCCCAACGAGCTTCTGGATGTGTCTGGCGTCGTTGTACTCCCACCGTTCGTGGCACTCGACAGGGTGCTTGCGACCTTTCCCACCGCAGATCTCGCAGAGGAAGTTGGCCTTCTTGTACACGCTCTGTCGGAGATCGTCCCAGCCCTTCTTGGACAGGACTGACCGGAGATTCCACCCCCAAGTGGAGGCCGGGACGAGTTCAGCGACGAGACGTGGTTCGCTCACGAAAGACCTTACACGCCTCTCACAAGACCGGACCCGTCAGGTTCTCCCGGTAGCGGAGCTATCAGAGCCCCATGTCGAACCCGCCGCCCCGCTGAAAGAACATGACCGACACCCTCGACAAGCTCAAGAAGGCATTCGAGCAGACGATCAGCACCGTGACTGCGGTTCAACCGTGGAACGAGCCGCTGTCGCGTCGAGACGCCGTGCAATCTGGGCAAGTGCTCACAACGCCCCTCGTTCAAGGCGGCCTCGGCGCGTGGGCAGGCTCTTCTGGATTCCCCTACACTGGAACCAATGCCCTGGGTGTACAGACGGGGGCTCAGCCACCGTCTCGAAATTCGTTCGAGATGGGCCTGGGGCTGCCTGGTGTTCCAGACGTGGACTTCGTTCCCTACGCTGCGGGCACCAACCGCTTCGGGGGCAAGGGTCCGTCGCTCATCGGGCACCCAATCTCTTGGGAGGTCGTCGGCCCGACCCTGAAGTCGCCCTACTGCGACTGGCAGTGGCATGTGGACACGGGACTCAACACCCTCACCCTGGAGGCAGGGCCGTACCCGATGCCTACGGGTGGCCTTCCAGCCAACATCACCCCCCAAGCCTACGGTCCCAATCTCACTGGTTTTGATGCCTTGGGCGGGCTCTACGTCCTGTTCACGTTCACGGGCGAGAACTTCACAGGCTCTCTGGCAGGGGGGCGGACACCCATCACTCCGACCTTCAAGTACCGAGCGCCCTTCGAGATCTTCCGTGTCCTCAGTATTGACGCCCCGGCCCTCACGATCGCGCTCAGGCCCGAGAAACTCATCGCTACCTACTTCGGAGCCGG